ACGTGGTCAACCAGACGCCACATCTAACAATACTAAAATGTCTGAGTCACGTGTTAATAAAATGTCTACTAAAGAATACGAGAAACACCAAGACGAAATCATGGAAGCTATTAGAAAAGGTGAATTTATTTACGATATTTCTGGTAGCGCACGATAAAAAGACTTGACAAGTCTTAAATAAAGAATATAACTATATACAATAGGTTTAACACAGCCCCCTACTTATTTGGACTACCTGTGTTAAACCAACTTTCACAAACATAAATAGTTTTAAAGACTACCTAAAGACATTGGCCCGTTATGTAAAAGGTCGGCCAACTTTTTACAATATCGTTACCCATTAGACTTAGCCTCATTACATACCGTTTGTAGTTTGTATCTGTGTCTTAATGCAAAGGATTAATATAATGGCATTCCAGACAGCTACGGGTTATGGAAATCTACCTAATGGTAATTTTAGCCCAGTTATCTACAGCAAACAGGTACAGCTTGCATTCCGCAAGTCTACTGTTGTTGGGGATATTACTAACTCTGATTATTTCGGAGAGATCAGTGGTCAAGGCGATACCGTCAAGATCATTAAAGAACCAGAAATCTCTGTTTCTGAATATGCACGTGGCACAAATGTCACAGCGCAAGATTTAGAAGATGCTGATTTCAACTTAGTCATTGATAAGGCTAACTATTTTGCCTTTAAGATGGACGATATTGAAGAGGCTCACAGCCACGTCAATTTCATGGACCTTGCAACCAGCCGTGCTGCTTATCGTTTGGCAGACAACCATGACCAAGAAGTTCTTGCGTACATGTCAGGCTATAAGCAGTCTTCTTTGCACAGCAAAGGTGATACCCTTAACACAACTGTTAATGGTACAAAGGCTGTAAGCACTGCAGGTTCTAACGAACTGCTTTCCTCTATGGAACTGCATAAAGGTGACTTTGGTAACATCACTACAGCATCTGCTGGCACTCACTCAATTCCTGTGACTGCACGTATGCCGGGTGCTACTTCGTTGCCAACTGCTACCGTTTCTCCTGCAATGATTGTTGCACGTATGAAGCGTTTGCTTGACCAACAGCAAGTTGACTCACAAGGTCGCTGGCTTGTAGTTGATCCAGTATTCATGGAAATCCTTGCTGATGAAGATTCACGCTTCATGAACGCTGATTTCGGTGAATCAGGTGGACTGCGTAATGGTCTGGTAGTTAATAACTTCCACGGCTTCCGTGTGTATTCCTCGTCTAATTTGCCAGCACTAGGCACTGGACCGGGAACTAGTGGTACAGCTAATCAACTCACCAACCTTGGTGTGATTGTAGCTGGACATGATTCTGCTGTGGCAACTGCCGAGCAAATCAATAAGACAGAAACATATCGTGACCCTGACAGCTTTGCTGACATTGTTCGTGGTATGCATCTATACGGTCGTAAGATTCTTCGCCCTGAAGCAATCGTTACTGCCCGTTATAACGCAGCGTAAGGAGATATACAATGGCTACTTTTGATATGACCCTTGCTTCTACCGCTGGCGTAGGAGCTAACGTACTTGCTGTCCCAACTGTTGTTGGTAATGCAGTACGCACTATTGAAGCAATCTTAGATATTGATGCTATGATTGCTGCAGATGCTACCATTGCTGATGGTGACATTTTCCAACTCCTTGAAATTCCTGCAGAGACAGTAGTTATTGCTGCTGGTGCAGAAATTATGAAGTCTTTTACTGCAAGTTGTACTTGTAATATTGACTTTGGTGGTGGGGATGACATCATTGACGGTGCTGCACTAGACGCTGCTGCTGGTACATACCTTGCAAAAGGTAGTAACGGTGAAGCTAACGTAGTAAACACAGGTACAGCTTCAACATTTGCTGCTGAAGCACTTGCTTGTGTTGGTGCTGCAGATACCATTGATGTAACAATCGCTGGTGCTGCTGCTGCTACTGGACGCTTGCGTGTCTATGCAGTGATTGCAGATGTTTCGGCTGCTCATACTGAGGCTGCTGCGGCTCAACGTGATCTTCTGTAATAAACCTACATACTTTGGGGCTGGCTATATGCTGGCCCCATTAGTGTATCAAATTTATGCAACAAAAAATTCTTGGGGCAGACAAAGATTATTAAGGAAACATAATGGCTCTTACTTTTCTTTCATTAACTAATAGTACCATTACTCGTATGAATGAAGTAGAGCTTACCTCTAGTAACTTTACTGGATCAAGAGGTGTACAGACACAGTGTAAGGCTGCTGTTAATGAAGCTATCCGTTACATTAATCAAAGAGAGTTTGGGTATTCTTTTAATCATGCAACAAATACAGAAACTATAGTGCCGGGAAAAGTTAGATATGCTTTACCTACAAGCACTAAATCTGTAGATTATAATACTGCTAGAATTAAACGTAATACTACACTTAACGCATCAGGTACTAATCTTACTACATTAAACTATAATGAATATATACAAAATGAATATGCTAATCAAGAAGATGAAATAACTTCTACTACTTTAAATGGTTCACACTCTGCATCTGTAGCTACATTAACTCTTACATCTACTACAGGTTTTGATGCGTCTGGTACTATTTATCTTGGTGGTGAACAAGTAACTTATACTGCTATATCAGGTAATGATCTTACAGGATGTACACGTGGTGCTAATAGTACTACTGCTGCTATACATGCAGATGGCGTATTTGTAGCACAGTTTGAAAGCGGTGGTGTGCCTAGAAATATTGTACGTACACCTGATAATAATTATTTACTTTATCCTTTTCCTGATAAAGAATATACCTTAACATTTGACTACTATACATTTCCTTCTGATCTTTCTGCACATGGAGATACTACTAGCATTCCTGATAGGTTTGCTCCTGTAGTCATAGATGGTGCTACTGCATTTGTTTATCAGTATCGTGGTGAAATGCAACAGTATCAATTAAACTTTGCTAGATTTGAACAAGGTATTAAAAATATGCAAAGCCTGTTAATTAATAAATATGAATATGTACGGTCTACTGTTGTACTTAGACCACGTGGCTCAGTTAATTTTATGTCTGGTGTTATTTAATGCCTGATAGTTCTGGATCACAACCTGCAGCATTTAATTGTGAAGGTGGTTTAGTTAAAAATCGCTCTACGTTTCTTATGAAACCGGGAGAGGCTTTAGTTTTAGAAAACTTTGAGCCTGACGTTGAGGGTGGTTACAGACGGATCAATGGTCATAGAAAATTAATTAATCAGATTGTACCGCAGACTACATCTTCTGGTGAAAAAATACTTATGATTGCTAAATTTGCAGATAAGTATCTTGCAGCTAGAGGTGAAAAAATATTTAGTAGTGCTTCTGCTGAACTAAGCACTGTTATTGAAGCTGACACAAGTATGACAGGTTCAGGGACAATAGGTGTAGATAGTGTTGCTGGTTTTTCTAGTAGCGGTACTCTTGAAATAGCTATTTCTGAAACAGAGATAGAGCGTTTTACTTATACAGGACTTAATGCGTCTTCTGATCCGCCTACTTTTACGGGTGTAACACGACAGGTAGATAGCACTAATGCTCGTAAACATCTAGCTACAATACAAGTTTCTGAAAACTGGACAGAAAGAGATTCAGGCAGAACTAATGCAGGTAAGTATCGTTTTGAACGGTTTAACTTTAATGGCACAGATAAGATTATACTTGTTGATGAGGTTAATGCTCCTGTAGTTATTGACTCATCTATGAATTTTGTTGATGTAAGTGCGTCTTCTGTTGCAGGTTCTAAATTTGTAGCTTCATTTAAAAACCATATGTTTTATGCAGGTAAGAGTACTACACCAGAAGAATTAATTTTTAGTGTACCTTTTGATGAAGATGACTTTACTGGTGGCAGTGGTGCAGGAAGTATACGAGTAGATGACACTATTACAGGTATAAAAGTTTTTCGTGATTCTCTTTTTATCTTTTGTGAAAATAGGATATTTAAACTAACAGGTAGTTCATCATCTGACTTTGCTATCCAAGCTGTTACAAGAAGTATTGGTTGTATTAATGGTGATACTATTCAAGAATTTGGTGGTGACTTAATTTTTCTTGGGCCTGATGGTTTGCGTACTGTTGCAGCGACAGCAAGGATTGGTGATACTGAACTAGGTACAATTAGTAGAAATGTACAGTCTATTTTTGATGATAATATTAAAAATAGTTCTTTGTTTGAAAGTGTAGTAATAACAGATAAAACACAATACAGGATATTTTTTAGTAAAACGGGTCAGTCTAATTCACAAACAAGAGGTATTATTTGTGTACTAAAACAAGAGGGATTTGAGTTTTCAGAGATACGTGGGATTAAACCTGCATCTACAGATACTTTTGTTGAAACAGGTAATACGTTTGTATTACATGGTGACTTTGAAGGTTACGTACACCGACAAGAAATAGGCAATACCTTTGATGGTACTCCTATTCTTGCAAGATACAGAAGTTCTGATATGAGCTTTGGTGATACTGGTGTACGTAAACACATGCAAAGAGTTATTATTAACTACAAACCTGAGTCAGCTATTGATGCTGATCTTTTAGTAAGGTATGATAACGAAAGCCCTGACTCTTCAAGACCTGCTGCTTATGCTTTAGATACTGCAGATGTTGCAGCTTTATTTGGGGTATCTACTTTTAGCACAGAAGAGTCTTTAGTACAGTTTATTTTTGGTGGTCCTTCACAGCCTCTTGTAAGACAACCTGTAGAGGGTTCAGGTTTTTCAGTCGTATTAAGAGTTAATGATGGCGGGGTGACTGCACCTTATTCCCTCAAAGGGTTTCAGCTAGAATATCAATTAGGAGCAAGACGTTAGATGGGTTCTACATACACACGACAATCAACATTCACTGACGGTGATACAATTACAGCAGACCTGTTTAACACAGAGTTTGATCAACTTGTTGCTGCCTTTGCTGCTACCTCTGGACACTCTCATGATGGTACAGCAGGAGAGGGTGGCCCTATTGGTGGTTTGATTACTCCCGGCATTACACTAGGAGATAATACTATTGATGTTACTCTTACGTTTGATGGTGGCTCTAATGACGGTGTACTAAAGTGGATGGAGGATGAGGATTACTTTGAGTTTTCTGATGATATACTTATTGCGTCTACGGAAAAACTACAGTTTCGTGATACTGCTATCTATATTAATTCTAGTGCT